GCCGTGAATCACATCTTTTTTCATTTCTGAAAGCATTTGTTTCCTATAATCATCAGAAACATCCCTTGCCACTTCCCATTTTGGAACGGCATCTTGTTGTCGAAGCGAAGCAAGTTTGTCCTTAATCCCTTCATTTGAATAAAAGAAATAGGCGCATTTTAATCCGTCAGAACCCGCTTGCGCTCCTTCAATTTTTGAAACAAAGCGGATATAGCGTTTACCGCCTTCGATATGATAAAATTTGTCTTGCCCAGATCCGTGCGAAGCCGTCCACCCACGTCTAGCGCATTTTTCATAAACCAGAGGCGTATCATAGCCAGCGTCCACAACAACACATCTTGGAACAATATTAAATTGTTGCTGAATAGCATCAAGCGTCTCCCATGTTAGAGGGCGCGATTCGTGTAAAAGCATAGAAGACCCATCTGTGCGGAATGCGCGGACGATACACCAAAAATGGTCGCGCTGTTTATCCACGCACATAAATCGGCGATGTTCTCCATCTATTTTTTGCCCTTCAAGATATTCCGATTTTGAATAATCTGCTGTCGTTATATCTGGAAGATTGCTCACGACCTCATCCTGCCAAGTTTGAGCTTTCCGTTTTTGAATAAATTGTTTGAGCGGCTCCAAATTTCCACTGCTTTTAGCCTCATTAGCCTCGATCCACTCTTTCACAATATTAAACCACGGAATCCACCAAACGGCGTAGGCGGGATATTCATAGCTTCTGTGTCCACGGACAGGATGCGGATTCATAGCCTTATAGCTTGCTGAATTTGAAAGATTTCTCCTTGTCACCGAGGTGTCGTGGTATTTCACCTCGCAATGTTCGCATTTCATCCGAATGGAATCTTGAACTTTATCCCAAAGGACACTTCCTTTTTCATCTCTTTCAACAGAATATTCAATGTGATCAAACAAATATCTTTGCCAGTTCCCGCAATGGGAACACGTCCAGCCCCAAACTTCTCGCGTGCCGCTTTCCCATTCGGCGTCCGCTTCGTGACCTGCATCCCAACCTTGCGAAACAAGAAGTGTTTTCCTATTCCAGCGATCATGATGACGAGCTTTTAATTCTTTTATCATTCCGCTTTTCCACCGCCAAACTTCATCACCAATGCAATATCGCATGGATTTTTCTTGGAGATTTGTCATATTTGCACCGCCAGCAAATAAAACCATGTGAGGAAATAAAATTGTTGTTTTTCTTAATGCGTGTCGATCTTCTGGAAACAAATCCTTTACTGGCTGACATTCATGGAAAATTGGAAGCAACCTAGATTCCGTCCAATCCTTAACCATATCATCCGTCTGACCAACAAACAACGTAGGCCCAGGCTTTTGCGCAACGATAAAGCAAGCCAATGTTTCCATCATTGTTGTTTTTCCGCCGCCAGTAGGAGCGCGAACAAAAACTTGCGTTGTTTCATCGTCGCTTACAGCTAAAAGCGGAGCATTAAGCCACGGCGCGATAGATGAATCAAATTTGGAAGCCCGATCAGAATTTGGGAAACAAACGTGATCGGTCGCCCAATCCAGAATCGTTCCATCAAATGCCAATTTTATTCCGCTGCGTAAGCCTTCGACAAGCGGATTCAAACCTTTGCAAGCTCCATTTGTATTTCTGCGAGAATCCCTTGAACCCTTTCGTGGAGTTTTTTCTTTAAACTCGCCTCATCTAACCCAGCTAAGGCTCCCGAAGCATCATTTACTAAGGCGTTGAGTTTTGCTGTAAAAATTGAACCGACCCGAATACCAGATTCCTTAACTTCGGTATTTTTGCTGTATTCCCCACGATCTACCGCCAAAGCAAGCTCGATCCTCTCACATTCTAGTAAAGTCTTGCGAAGCCTTGCGTCATTCAACGATGCAGGAGCATCACTTCCGCGACCGCGACCTTCAAGAAAATCCTTTCTCCATTCGGCAGCGGCCTCCATGCTGTCCATTGGCATCCCTTGCTTCACCATCTTGTGGACATTGGGTTGAGTCATCCCCCAAGCCTTGGCAATATCTCGTTGAGTTAGTTTCTTGCCATTATTATCTTTTTCAGCCGCATATTCCCCAATGATTACGCTTTCTCTTGCCGTTAAAGTTTTTCCGCTTTTGAGTTTTTCAAGGATATTCTTAACTTGAGCATCTCTGATTTTATCTTGAAGATCAGAACTATTTGTAGTTTTATTATTTTTAGTCACAACAAATTATATGACACTCAAAAAATCTCTCTCAAGTTCTTTTTTGAAATCCATGTTTTTAAATAACTTGATCTGTTTAGTTCTCAAGGAATCATAATCTTTTAATTTCTCATTTATTTCGGAAGCATTTGCCACACTAAAGTCATCATCCCAATATCCAGCATTTGCCAGCGTTTGTTTTGTGTTAATATCAAAAAACAAAAGAACCTTACTTCCAATCACCTCGTAGAATCTGTTTGCAGGGGTAAGTGTTATTTTTTTATTCTTAATCGAGTCCTCAAGATATATTGAGCTTTGAAATAAATTTATCACATTCCGTATATCTTGATTAGCCTGATAGAATTTGATGGAATTATTTATTTTATAAAAATCACCCATGTTTTTCGTCGATGTGGAAACGTGTAAATCAAAGTCAGACTTTGAAAACCAATGCTTGAAAACATTTATCCTGTTCTCTCTAAATGCGCCGTAATAAAATAATCCAGATTTTTTGTATTCTTTCGCCCTTCCGTCAAAATGCAACAGCTTGTTAAAATCAACGATTTTGTGGCAACTCATGTTGTCATAATTTGAGTATTGGGCTATTCGTTTGATGTTTTTAGCGTTTTTCAAATACGTTGGAATTTTTAAAGCGTAATCATTTCCAATCCACACGACTTCCTTTGCCCCATCACATAGGGTTTTTATTTGATCCCTGAAGTCGCAAAATGCAAAAACTCCATTAACTAAATAAACGCGATTTATTTTTCTTCCTATATGCTGAAATGCCGTTCTCTTATCATCGACTAGCGGAATCCTTATCAAGGATGAAATCCATTTTGCGATTTTATTTGAAGCGGTAATGCTTGTTTCTGAACATTTGGTTGGATTAATTACGATGTCCATTATTTTTTACTCCTTCTTGAAAGTTCAATCTCAAGCCTTTTGTTTCTCATCCTTTCAATTTCCCCTTTCGGCGTCTCGCAAGACCACATGCTTTTCAATGAATAATAAACAATGGTATATCTTACCGCTGTTGGCTTTATTTTTTTAATTGGCGTTACCCCGTGCAAAATTGATTGCCCGTCAAACATTGAAAGTGACGCATGCGATGTCTTCAAGGCAATACCGTATTCTGGGAATGAAAGGTATCCTCCTTCTACGTCTCGCTTGAACGCGAACATTGCCGACCACACGCCAATATAATTTCCCGTATCAAAATGATATTTGAGTGGATTGTTATGGTTCACGATTCCTGACGTGAACATTGATCCGCTCATCTTGTATTGTCTGATGACGTTATCTTCTGTCATCTTTTTGTGCTTGGTTGAGAGATCTTGATTTGTTTCGGAATATATTCGCGCGGCAATGTCAGCGAACTTTTTCAATGTCTCATTCTCCCTCGGTTGAGATGACGCGAGACCAACCGCCCTGCATGGGAGATTGCGAATCGCGTTCCTCGGAGCATATCCGAATATTTTAGAAGACGTAATCAGCCCAGACGTTCGCGTTGTCGTGTCATATTTAATTCGCGTCAAGCAATCAAATAGGTCATCAACTTTATCTGGAACCTTCTCAATATAAACGCAAACAGGTTTTCCATCAACAAGCAATGTTGTGTCTTTATCGATTAATGTTTCGCAATCCTCTTGGGTTGCTGATCGATCCCTGTATTCTTTTATGTTAAGATTCTTCGCTTTTACGTTGAGATATTGCATACCCATTTGTTTCCAATAAATGATTAACAACTTCGGTGTTGTTTGATAGCCCGTGTTGATCGGCGTATTTACCCATCGCTTCAACAACCGCATCAAACTCATCAAGGGGATATACAAGAATTATCTGACGAATCACTGACTCGTCATATTTATCTTTATACTCATCCATCGTTTGCCCGTTGAATTTGACTTCAGCAAGTTCTGGTTCTGGAGGGTTTAGAAGATCTTCAATTTTTTGAGCGTCAAATCCGACAAGATCAAGATCAAAATCAATCTCCCTCAATTCTCCAATTTCTATTGCCAGCATTTCCTCGTCCCACCCGCCGCCGATCTCGGCGAGGCGGTTGTCGGCGAGAATGTAGGCTCGACGTTGAGTGTCGGTGAGATGGCCGAGCCGGATGCAAGGGACTTCATCAAGGTCAAGTTTCTGAGCGGCGAGCACCCTCCCGTGCCCAGCAATAATGCCGTTGTCTTTGTCGATGAGAACTGGATTGTTAAATCCAAATTCTCTGATTGACCCAGCGAGCTTTGATACTTGCTGTTCGTCATGTTTTTTTGCATTCCGCGCATACGGAATCAACTTTTCTGTTTTTATTTTTTCAATTTTCATTGGGTTTTTTGATAACTGGAAATTTGAATATCATTCACTTTTACTGAAAGGGAGTTCGGTTA